AGCTTTAGTGATGAGCTACCCAAATCATCTGTGTTAAGCGTTAACCCACAAGAATCGTCATTTCTAAGTTCAAGAGTTTTCCACGTATTGCTTCCCTCACCTTCTATTGTAACAAAGTGGTCGTTAGCGCTATCAGTAGCTAAAACACCTATTCCAACAGCACAATCATTACTACTAGGGTCAGCAGTTGAAAGAATTACATTGCTACTATCTTCCACTAAAAGAGTTTCTGCAGTTATTTGAGGTGTCCTTATTGAATCACGAGCTCCTAAGTCCCCGTTAACATACGCTTCACAAGTAACATAAGCCGTAGGTACAGGGACCCCAGATACCATGCCTATCGCTACCTTATTATAATTACCAATGCGTAAAGGCTCCCATACGATGGGGCTGCCGCCTAGAGTTCTAATCTCTTGAAAACGTAATGTCGTATCTGAATGATTAGCAACTATTTTAAATTCTTTTCCGCTAGTAGAGTTAGAAGTTCCGTTAGTAAATAAAACTGAACTGGTGTCAGTATCCGCTGCACTTTTAATTTCTAAAGACGTATCTCCTGAGCTTTCTATTGATACAGTATTATTCGGACTAGAAGTATTAATACCTACACGGTTATTGACGCCATCTACAACTAATGTGTTAGTGTCTAACGCTAAACCTGTAGCAGTGATAGTTCCACTAGCATTGATATTTCCTGAAGTATTGATATTTCCACTAATATCTAAAGCTTCTGTAGGCGCAACAACATTAACACCTATTCTATTATTAACACTATCTACTACTAATGTATCTGTATCTATAATTAAAGAATTACTATACACAATACCAAAAGGATTAGCTGCTGAGCCTAAGTTCATTGCTGAAGCTGCAGGTATAATAGAAGATTCAGAAACCGTTAAAATCTCAGTAGAAGTAGTTCCCCCAACTTCTACAAACATCTTAATGACGTTATTTGTACCGTCAATTTCAATTTTATTATTAGTATCTGCATCTGCAATAAGTGGAACCGGTGCGCCACCTCCGGCAGTGCCATCATGGTTATGACCTGTAGTCGCATTAAAAGCATTTTGAAGTGCATTAAAATCAGCATTAAATAATGAAGAAGCGATTACGTCTCCATCATTGTATAAGCTTACTTGTTGGTATCCTATAGCCATTTACTATCTCCTAGTTGAAGGGGCATAATTTATATACATCCCGTTAATAGTATACGGGCTGTCTTGATTGTCTGTTCGTATTTGAAAACTTGCTGTATATCCGCTTCCCTGTAAAAAACTTTTCATTATTGCTGACTGGCCGGTTCCAAACAAAGAGCCTCCAAATTTACTTTCTCCAAATATGCCGGCTTTAGATGTAGTAGGAAATGTATAACGTAGAGGCTGTGGAGTATTTTCATCCCCTGAATTAAATACAACCTTAAGTGTTGCAGTTGCTGAAGCCTCTGGAGTTAAAGAAAGTCTAATATAGTCTAAAGTTTTTCTAGTTCCTAATTCTCCAAAATCAAAATGAGGAGTCTCATATACTGCTGAAATATTCGTTTGTTCTAATACATTACTATTACTATTTAAATGTAAAAAAGAACTCCCTACGTCATGGTTAAATAAATAACCTTTATCGTCTCCGTGATAATGCTGCTCAACTTTTCTATGGTCGAAATCAGAAGTAAGCGCATAAGCTTTAATTCCTAGTGTTTCAGACCATTCAAAGCCATTTGCTGTTAAAGTTCCTATAATTCCTTTTGAATATTTTGTATCTTCAGATTCATTAGAATAAAATAATCTATATTGAGACTTGCTTCTGATAACGCAACTTTGAATTTTAAATGTATCTATTTGTTGTGCAATCTTAGCAATAAGTTGTTGTATTTGTCGGCTTACAGAACTTAGCTCTACGTCACCAATACGTGCTGTACCTGCAATTGTACGTATGCCATCAGGGGCTAAAAATACTAAGTCACCGCCAATTTCTTGAATACTAAAAGAGCTCAAGCAGCCTACGTTTTTAGTTATAGGTATAATAGCTATACTGTTAGAATCAAATAAATTTATTAGTTTAAAAATACTATTTTTACAAAATATAATAATGTCATCACGGAAACTTTTAATTCCAACTACTTCATCATCTAAGGAAATTGCAGCTCCTGAACCAGAAAAACTAGTGACATCTAGACTAGAAGTAGCAGAGTGATATACTGTATTGTTTTCATCACCCAAGCCACCCCCAGCTACAAAAACTCCTCGATGCACAGTTCCTGTAGAAGGGTTGACGCCAGCATCTATACTTATTTGAGTTATTGTTATGCTTCTAGTATTGAAGTCTCCTGAGCCTGTAATGCTAATTAATAAAGGCTTATTTACTCCATCACAAACTATTGCTTTTAATTCTGCGTCAGTGTCACTAAAAACTGTAAATTGCGCTCTGCCTTGGTCTGTATAACTTAAAGCTGTTTTGTGTGTAGTAGCAGCTGTAACATCTAAATAATCAGACCCTACTAAAACATGGCCGCCTGTATCATTATCTAAAGGAATGAACTGTTTAGCTCCATTAAGCTCGTAAGAAAAATAAACTTTATTTCCCCCAGTAACTATTAAGCCATCCTTATAAACTTGCATTCCTTTTACTTCTACATCTACAGGAGTTACATCGTCTCTTATGTCACCATAGCTTGAATAGCCATTAATTCTTCGGTAGCCTCCATCAGGGTCTACTTCAAAGTTTTTAAGCTGTACAGCTGAGCCGGGAGTAGATAGAATTTCAAACTCATTAAGGTTTACATTTAACCCGCCTCTGCATGAAATTCCAAAAGGTTGTGTGCTAGGCATTAAACAAATCTCACTCTATCGTCTTTAAAGTACATAGGGGTGGGTTCTATTAAGTTTGAGCGCATGCTTCTTAGACCTCTTTTATAATCGTCTAACGCAAATGCTGCAGCTTGTGCGCTGTCTTTAAACTGCCATACATAATATCTTGCTCGTGCTGAAAGCACCGAAGCATACATATCAGGAAACACTAAAGTATCTCCATGATTTACTAATTCTGTGGGTTGGTTATATGCAAAAAACCAGACCTTATATTCTTTGTCTGGTATTGGGCTAAGTCCAAACTTACGTGCATCTGGACTTCTAATAACACGTACAGGCTGACCGTAGGTCTGCGTATCCGCATCATCTAAATTTTCTGAGACTCTTACAAAGTCTTTCCACTCTTCGGTGGTCGTATAACGTAGGTTAGTGCCTACGTAAGGGGCTGTTTCGCCTGTTACGCCTACAGTAGTCATGTAGAAGTTGTCCCAGTCTATTGAACCGTAGTCGTCTCTAATGCTTGTACTGTCGGCTTTTAATGTGTACCAACGCGGACCTTCTGTAGTTGATACTGCTACGTTTCCATACATGGGGTCGACATCGCCACTAGCAGCTACAGATAAAAAAGGCCACTGAGGTTCCTTGTTAATTATGTCAAAGTATGCACGATTAATAGAATTTTTAACGTGTACCTGAACACCCCGAGCATCACTAAAATTAAGGGAAGTCAGCGGGACTTCGTTTAGTTCTCGAAGTATTTCGTTTGTTAATTCTAAATACGTTGTAGCCATAATTCTTTATCCTATTATTGGATTGCTTGTAAAAGATTGGGGGCTAATTAAAGCCCCCGCACTAGTTTTACTTATACTGAGTAGTAAGCTGTTACAAGAGCTTCAGGTCGTAGAACCTTAGCACCATAAACATGCAAACCACGACAGATATCACCAAAGCTATCTGGGTCACGAATAACCTCAGTGCTTGTGATAGTCTGTGCTGTCGCACATGCTGACATGTGGCCGCCTACGATAGCGCCAGTAGCTGTTGTAGCTGCAGGCATGTTGTTAGAACGATACATGCTGAAACCACGTAGCTTGCCAGAACTTACAAGACCGTTACGGATTGAACCTTGACCGGCATTGAAGTCTACTGACAACAGCTTAGAGCTAGACTGAGACAGTTGCTCGTAGAACGCAGGACCTGCTACCACATAACGACCTTCTTCAGGCACGTTAGCTTCGTCAAGTAGACGAGCCATACGAGCTAGTAGGTCGAGTGGGTCAACGGTGCTGCTTGTGCCATCACCTAAAGATACAGAACCTGTAGTTTCTGCTACACCGTTAGAACCACCGGCAGCATCGGCACCAATTACGTGGTCTGGAGTAGTACCGGCACCAGTAGAAGCACCGTCAACTAGGGTTTCAAGTACACCTGCATCAAACGCATCTTTCAAAGCGTATGCAGCAGAAGATGCTGCTACTTCTTTGAAGTTTACGTGAGACATTTTGCTTTCGATGTCATCTACGATGAATTTGAAAGCGTTGGCAGTGTCAACAACCAATGTAGTTTCGTCATCGGTTAGTTTGGTTTCTGCTACATCTGAACCACGAGTGTACTCACTTACAGAGATTGTAGGCTCTTTGATGATTTTTACTGAGTCACCGAAAGAACTGATTTCACCTGTGTAGTCAGTGTTAGTTACTGCTTCAATTACCGAAGACTTACGGAAGAAGTTAAGAACTTTCTTCGAGTAAATCGCAGGTAGGAAGTTAGTGCTGTTGCCAAAGTTGTTGCCGTATACAAGCGGGTCGCCTGTGCCGTCTTGTGCGAAGCCTTGATTTGATTCATTATAAGCCATGATATGTTTCTCCTAAAAAATAGACAATAAAAAAAGTTTATTGCACTACTCTGCCTTCCATTAAAGCTTGGTCAATTTCTTGTTCAAACTTTTCATATTGTTGCATAGACAAAGCGGCAATTTCCCGTTGTGTCCAGATTTTCGGCTCATTGGCATCTACAGTTTTGGTTTTGGTAGATACTAAATCTGCTGCCGAACCTGAACTAGATTGCGACTGAGCCCTTTTAGTTTTAGTCGGTGTAGCAATACCGGCTTCCATCTTATAAAGGTCGATAGCTTTAACTGCAAGACCTACGTTATCAGGGTTATTATAAATCCAATCTTGTATTTGCTCAGGCTGAGCTTCTGCCCAAACATGAAACTCTTCACTTTCTCTAAGCTCAAGGAAGTCAGGATGTGAGGTACGAAGCGTTTCTTCGGCTTCTCTGCGTACAATCTGAGCTTCACGTTGTTCTAATACTGAAAGTTTTTGACGGAGTTCATTTGTTTGGTTAGCAGTTACTGCCTCTACTGCATCATACAAATCTGGATTTTCTTCTTTAAAACTTTCGAGCTGTTCTTCGTAAGCTGACTCTTGTTCGACCTGTTGGGCCATTCGAGCTTCGGCTTCGAGTTCTTGCTCTTTTTGTTTAAATTCGTTAACCTTGGCATCGTAATGTTTCTTTAGGTCATCGTATCTTTTTTTATAATTGGAATCTTGAGAATCGGATTCAGGGGCCGCTTTGCGGGTAGCCTTCTTCTTCTTGGGTTGCTCTGGTTCATGGTAAACTCCGTCAGCACTAGCGAAAGGTGTGTCTTCTTGTCCTTCGTGCCAGTCTTTTCGGGCGTTATATGGGTTAGCAACTTCTTCTTCTCGTTCTACGTTTTCTTCTACTAAATTGGTCATGTCACACTCCTTTTGGGGCTTGATAGTCTCTTTCAAGGTAGCCAAAATACTAGCTAAGTATTTTAGGGCTTGATACTACAAGGTGGCCTCTAGGTTAAAATAATATAATAAGGGGTTCTTTCGAAGTAGCCTTATCGCTGTGAAAATAAGCTTGGAGTTCGATTAGCTTGAAGCATTTGCTTCTTGATTTCTTCCTCTGTGGTAGTGTCGTACATAACTCCATCTTTTTTCTTTTCTGTTTGAAGAGGGTTATTTACAATACCACCAAAAGCTTTTTTCATTTTGTCGCCACCGTCAGCCTCACGTTCAGCATCATCCATCATAGCCTGAAGCTTGTTAACGCCAATCTGGTCGGTAGCTTTTCTGGTGAAAACAAATTCACCATCCGATAACCTTGCAGGTATCGAATCTGATGTTCCGGTTCCGGGACCTTTAACTTCCCCTTCGCCAGAAAATTCTCCTGCCACATCCATAATTTTATCAAAGATGCCGCTAAGCTCTGAGTCATTTTCCAAAGCTTCTTTTAAATGTTCTTGTTCGTCTTTGTCTAAAGACTTTTCCATGATGAAGCCTGTGTAGTCTTTTTCCATCTCACCATCTGGTTTTTGAGATGCCTTGACTTTTTCTTTGTCTTCAGTCGGAATATTGTCGTAAGTATCTATAGGCTTCATAATTAATAGCGAACCACCGTGAGCTTTAGACTCTCTGTCTTTTTTCATCATTGCTTGAGCAATTACTTCTTGGTCAAAAGAATCTTTAACGTTTTGGAATCTGTCTTGTATACGCTCACGAGCTGCAGATGTTTTTGCTTTTTCTATGCTTTGTTCGTAATCTTTTTCAAGCTTTAGATACTTCTTTACGTCTTCATCGTACCAGTTTTCTTCTGCTTTTCCACCTTCTGCCATGGCTTCACGCTCGTGGTCATGGACTTCACCGCCTTCTGCAAATTCCTCAAGTCCTTCAGGTTCCGTACTTTCTACATCTTCTACGGGCTCTTCGGTTCCTACAGTCGTATCTTTAGCAAAGGCTTCTAGTTTTTTAAAGTCTTCTGGAGCTAAAAGCGGTCTTTTTTCTTCTTGTACGTGTGTTCGATGTAAGGAAGTAATAAAATCTGCAATGCCTTCTTTAGTTGTAGCTTCTGGAGATTCAATAATCTGTGAAAGGTTTTCCATTACAAATTGTTTATTTAGTTTGGAGTCTCCTGCAAATGAAAAAGAATCTACAAGTTGTGAAGCTTCTTGTAAGTTTTTCTGGGCTTCAACTGGGGCCTCTTCAGCAGGAGCATCTACTTTAGATACAGCTTCTGCCATTTCAGTAGTTGCTTCATCTACTGCAGGTTCAGGGCTACGTGCAGCCACTACGTCTTTACGTGCTTCAGCTAGTAAAGAATCAGCGCCTTCTGCTGCTTTTTGTGCTACTGAGCCTACTGCGTATTTCAACTTAGGTACTTTCATTATTCTTCCTCAATTCGATTACGAGCTTCTTCTACTTGCTCTTTTAAGTTCATCAGGTTAGCCAGTGAACTCGCTCTCCCCTGCTTGCGGTACAGCTCCAGTTCCGATGTTGCCACCGCCAGTCCCTGTAGCTCCAAGTTCCGGAGGTTGTTCAGGTGCTCCTTCAGCGCCTCCCATGTTTCCCTGTTCTTCGTCAACGGGCTGAGCCTCGCTGCCAGTTCCTTGTCCAACATTTTGTGCTCCTATTATTTGTGCCATAATTGCAGCTTCTTCAGGGTCGTTAAGAATTTCATCAGGGTCGAGGTCAAGGCTGTAAGCCAACTCACTAACAATCTTAGAGATTTTAACAAACGGTGCAATGGCAGGATTCTGTGCAGTCTGCAAGAACATAGTCAATCGCTGACTACGTACTTCTTTTTGCATTAGGCTGTTAGTACCCATAGCTCTGATTTCTAAATCGCCTTGGATGTCTAAATCGCCTTCGAAGAACTGCATGTTCCATTGGTAGTAAGACTCTCCTAG